TTATTCAGAGAGTGTTTTTGATTCTTCTACTTCCAATCTTTCTATATCGGCTCTTACTGCCTTTACTTCCCAATAAAACGTTTGTAATGGATTCTTACCATCGATCATCTTTACTATAAACCTACCATCTTTGACCTCGGAAGCCGCCAATTCAGAAACTGGGGAATCAGGCTCAAACTTTGGTGTCAGTAAAACAGTTCTATCTTCCTTGCGCGTAAGTGCTTCGAAATATTTAGGAAGGTGAACTGTTGCCTCTCCATTTGAGAGTCGCCCTTCTCCACGATAGTAAACAGCGGTCTCGGGACCTTCTAGAACGGAGTGGATTAGGTATTTATCTTTAGGATATAATGGATGATCAATCATAAAATTGATGATCCAGCCAGGAGCTTTTCGGATCTGACGTGCATTCATATTAAACCCTAATGCATTAGCACCCTCTCCAATGCCACCAACCTGGAACCAGTGATGCCCACTACCGTCAACTTTATACAGTATAGTCCGATTGCCGTGGCTAGCAATTTTGCCGTTCACTTCGAGCATGATTTCGTTCAAATTACCGTTTATGGTGACGCGGTCGTTCATGTCGACACGGCCGTTTATGGTTACACGGTTATTGTTAGGGTCATTGCCATCCGAATACAGACCCATTACAGGCCCTGCACTAGGCTCTGTCTCACTATTTACCATTAACCACAAAAAATCTCCTGGCTGAATCCCGGTTCCATAGATTCTATTGCCAAGAAGTTTAATGTTTCCGTTAACGGTCAATTTTTGACTTAGAGAATCCGTTGTCCCGATGCCAACGTTACCATTGTTGGTCAGTAAAAGTATATCCCCGCTTTCTATCTCATTCTTTATGGTAAGCTGTTTCGTATCTGCGTCTCCAAAACCTGTCCAAGCTTTTCTTCCCGCTGCATATTTATTAGGATACCACTGGATATAAGCGTGGTCAGTTCCTTCAAGGTTTAATACACCAGCATTGCCAGCAATGTGAAGTTTATTCTTTGGCTCCGTCGTTCCGATGCCGACGTTACCATTGTTGGTCAGTAAAAGTATATCCCCACTTTCTATCTCATTCTTAATGGTAAGCTGTTTCGTATCTGAATCTCCAAAACCTGTCCAAGCTTTTCTTCCCGCCGTATATTTATTAGGATACCACTGGATATAAGCGTGGTCAGTTCCTTCAAGGTTTAATACACCAGCATTGCCAGCAATGTGAAGTTTATTCTTTGGCTCCGTCGTCCCGATGCCGACGTTGCCATCATTCGCAATAGCTAAAAGTACCTTGCCACTTCTTCCTGGAGCAGCGTCTCCACTTGTGTCCTCAATCGTCAGTTTGCCCCCTTCACGGTTGGCAAAAATGGAAAAATGTGCAATGCCATCGCCACGAAATTTGATTTCTTTGTCATCAATTGTGACTGATCTACCATCACCTTCCGATCCGACAACAGTTAGTTTTCCAGAAGGTCCTGTCGTCCCAATGCCGACATTACCCAGTTTCGTAATCCGCATGATCTCACCCGCATTGGTTGGCGCATTGGGATTCCAGAATCTAAGCGCCGCCTGATCAAATCTTATGGTGATTCGGTCAGTACTTTCTTGAGCAGCTTCTATCCGCAAGAAGTCTCCATCAATTTCACCTCCGCCTTCCTTTGAACCACCAAACCTCACAGCTCCGGGAACATGCAGCTTATCCCTTGGATTGATCCCGATGCCGACGTAACCATTATCTTGAACTTTGAGCAAATCTTTATCACCATGCCACACGGCAAATCGGTTTCCAGAAGTGAGATCAATGCGTATGCCAGAACCCGGATCGATGATTTTGAGTTCATCCTTAGTGCTGCCATCACTGAACCGTTCATCGAACCATTTAAGCCAGTTTCCGGTGAGGTTGTTTAGCCAGTTGAAATAAGAAAAAGCGGTTTTTTCTCCTAACTCCCAGCCCTTGTCCTTCTTCGCTTCTCCAGGCTCAACAATTGCGCCACTGCCGGGGGGAGGATTATCAGCCCACCTGGGAACTTTCTTGGGTTTACTGTAGCGTGCCATAAGTATCCTCTCAAAAATCAACGGCCCCGGCGAATTTTCCTTGGTTAAAACCCAGCCCGCCAGGATCGCCATCGAAGACGAAAGGCGTCTTGTGCTCATACCAATGAAAAATGCCCCTGACGCCGGCGGGTTTGCCACTCAGCATCAGTGTAGAAACTTGATTTCCGTCAACGTTAATCGGTTCGTTTACTTTGACATCGAAATGAGCGGGAAAGGACTCGATAATTTCGACATCTTTGTCACCCACCATGGCCCGGATCAGGGCTATAATGTCCTCGGGCGTACCGCTCGACAAGTTGAGCCGGATGCGCGCTTTTAGCCATTGTCGATAGGTCTTATCATTTCGACCCTCGCGCTCCAGGTCGAGTAAACGGCCCAGTTCATCGAGCTGAAATCCAAAGGCCTTATCGAGAGACCGGAGAAACAGCAGATCAAAAAAGACATTTTCCAGTTCCTGCACCTGCTTTGCGAAAACCCGTAACAACACCTCGAGCTTCGTCTTGCCTTTGAATTGATGAATTAAGTTGTCTGCGGCCTCTTCCGCATGGTTTTGCTTTTTCTGTAGCATCACGGGCGCACGGTTATGCGTATTCTTCCGGTGTCAAATTTGGCCACTTCGCGCTTGGCTATGGAAATATTTCCGGTGTTTACTGGTGGGTCGACTTTGTCAATCTTGAAACCAGTCACATCAACAACGCCGGCGATCTCCAACGGCACGCATCGAAACCGCAGCGCGATGATGTCATCACCGATGGCAAGGGTATCGCCAAGATCGGCAAGCGTCCGCTGAATTTGGATGATGCCGTCCGCTGGAAAAACCTCATGATTGACGACCACTATAGCATGAATAAAAATATCCGTTTCGTTAGGACGACTGAATTTGATCGTGTGCTTAAACCCCTGCGAATCTTCCACATCAGGAATTGCTACCGAGCCAAATGTTTCAATTCCTACCGGCTTTGTCAAAAAAATGGTCCGCGCAATATCCCTATCGTCGCCGCCACTGACAACAACTTCGAACGATTTGGGCGGCAAACCATCTGCGTCGACTGTGAGCGAAGTATTCTCAAATATAAAGACCTGTTTCACGCCTTCCAGCTCGCGTACTTTGGCGCGAACAGCCTCCAGCGTAGCCGTTCCGCCTTTTCGCAGCAGCTCAATGCGGCGAACCCTAAGTTCTCGGTCGGATTCCTCATTGCGTCCAAGCTCAGCGTCTTCAGGATTTGTGACGCTATTCCAACCTGACTGGGCGGTCTGGATTGTATCGATAGTTTTGGCCCAGCCGGCTACAAGACCATAATCCTGAGACTCTGCCATAACTAAGAAATCACCGGGAGCCCCGGTATTGTTCTTGACTTCATCTATGGTCACAAACCGCGCGCCATTTTTGCCGACGCTAACAACCCGGCCCGGCGCTAATGTTACTCCGTCATCAAGATTGACACTCAGCATTACTCTGCTTTTTGCAGCGCCAAGACGAATGACACCTGTGATTGCAGCAACATTATCCAGAGCTTCGCCGCTGGCGCTGTCCGGGTACTGAGACCTGTACACGGCCTGGGCCACATCCCACAGCTCCCGCAGTTTGTCCGCAAAGATGCCGTTGATCTGTCCGAATACCGACGACGGTAACAAGTTAAGTGAAGGGCTAATCCTTGCTCTTTCTGCATCTTCAATCTCGCCAAGGATTTCGTTTAGAGCTTTCTTTTTGAATCCTTCTGGTGTAATGCCCGAGCTCATATTATCAGCTCCTCTTCAAAACGAACCGGCTCTGCGGAACCGGCCAAAATTGCGGAAAACCGAATGAAAAGTTTTCTGGTGTCATTTTCAAAATCAACTGATAGCGAGCGTACAGCCTTGACACCAGGCGTTCCTAAAACAGCTTTGCGGAAAATGGATTGAATCAAGGCATTATCGATGCGATGGCCGAGCAATTTCTGGAAATATGGCACGCCGAGGCGGGTATCCAAAAACCACTCACCAAGAAAGAAACGCAGGCGAATATGCAAATGTTGTATGATGGCATCAGCACCATCGACAAGCATTACGTCACCCGTGGAAAGATCAATGTCTCCAGACACCGTATCAAGCTTCACGTCCATCAATCAATACCTCCGGCAATGGTTTCGGTTCCGGCTGTAACTCCTGTGACGTCTGCATGATCCTTGACGTGTTGTAATGCTTCACTGATGGCGTCAGCAATAAAGCCTGCGAACTGGTCATACACATCCTCTGGCTTCTCATAGGCCAACGACATTTTTCTCTTGAGATTCGCTTTGATCGTATTCTTGGCTGTCTCAACGTTAATTGCCATTTAAACCTCACTTATCCAAAAAAAGTAACTCGGAAGCGGTTTCGCCGGGATTGCTTGGTGCGCTTGCGGGTATTGGAGGTTTCTCAGATGGGGGAGCGGGTATTCCACTACCTGGAATACATGGCGCCATAGAGCTAGGGATGAGTGGTGCGATAAACTGAGGTAGCGGGTGCGTGTGATCATTGAAAGTATCAGTCAGTGCCTGGATTTCGTCTTTAATACGGTTAAGCTCATCCTGCAATCTGCTGTCAAGTGGAACCTTGTCTCTGGCATCTTTTGCACCAACATGAATCCCATTCTCCTTAATATGAATGATAGCAACGCCACCATCGTGGCCAATCTGCATATCATCCTCATCTATTGCTCCAATGGCTTTGTTGAAAGGATAGAATCCAGGAATCGCTACTGCATCGGAAATATCGTGCATTCTCAAATCCGGGTCGTCTCCGCCATTTGAAACAAATTTGTCAATACTGCGCTCGTTGAAAATGAGAAGAACGTGATCGCCGGCTTGAATGGGGAAGCTGATAAAGAAGCCGCCGGCGCGAGGGAAGATGACAGGCACATCACGGATTACCGGTATTTCCTCGGTAATCTCATTGCCGCCGTCGAGCACGATGATGCGTTTAAGTAGCGGCTTGACGTCCATCTTTTGCTTGGCGGCATCATACTTTTCGACTCTGCCGGGCAGCGCCGTGTGGACGTCGAAGAGCGCGTTTTCAATGGCCGCGCGCAGCACTTCGGCAAGGGCAGGCGTTCTTGTGTCACTCACTCTCACAGTAATTTCCCTTCAATATCCGAATACCAATCTGTTCCCCAGGTATCACCCGTGTGTGTGACTTTTTCAACACGAATTCGCATTCTTTCCTGTCTCAGCGGCAATATAACTACCTCCCGTCCCGGAGCGATCACCCCTTGCAGCAGGCTGCGCGCTTTGACGAATCCCTTTTCTCCACGCTCGGGTGTCCCAACGAGACCTGAGGCCAGATTGAGCATCACAGCTTCGTCCTGTGTCGTCTCGATAGAATCCAATCTGAGCAATTGCAGTTGTCCGTTCTGAATTGAGTAACCGAAGCCGGCGGTCGCCAGAAGCTTGGCGAGCACATCCGAACATTTGCCCACGACTGAGACGCCTGTGGTAAACTGTGTAAGCCCTCCTCTAAAATTGCCTTCTCGCAATTTCGCTCTGACATTGCCCATTCCCAAGCCCATGCGTTGAGCGACGGCACTGATGACATCTGCCAACCTGGTGCCGGGGCCAAAGGATTCGTTAATGCGACCGGAACGGTACTTTTGTTGACCGTCCGCTGCCTCCATTGTGGTTATCCAGTCCATGCCTTCCCGGGCATGATTGGTTTTTCCCATATCGCCATTGAATAATTCCTGCGTTACACCAACATAACCTGCTTCGATGATGACCGGCATCGTTGTTTGGGGTTGAAATACGGCGCGGTGCTCCGGATTAAGATTCCATATACGCAACTCAGCCTTGTTCGGCTCCTGACTCAGGCTTTTTTCGATCACGAAACTCATGCGCAGCGTGGGCTTGGCGAGCGTGGGATCGCTCGTTGAACGCGAGGCAATCCGCGTTGTGCCAATCGTTACGGCAATGTCTCGGTTGAACAGGATTGCCATTTAGATTTCTTCCCTGCTCATATAAACCAACTGACTGAGACTTCTGAGATCTTTCAAATCCGGGTCGTTGTCGTTCTGGGTGTTTATCACCAACAATTTGCCCGGGGGGCGGTTCAGGGTTGACAGCATACGCAACAAGGGGAAGTTAGCGACCAACTTGATGCCGGAACGAATGGGATTGCCCTCGCCCGTCCGCAGGTCCATGTACCAATGCTTTTCTCTGTCGTTATGTTGAAAAGCCAACCCGTAGAGTACGCCATCAAGCTCCACGTTGAAAAAGTAAGCGCCAATGTCATCGCGCGTCGGTATAATCACCACAGCCATAATTTATATACGTGCCTTATTTATCGCCGCACTAGAAGTTGAAGGTGAAGCGGGTTGAGTCGGTTGCCTGCCGCCGTTAATGGGTGGAGCATTTGCAGGCGTAGCGGGAACGGGAGCAGAAACCACTTCACTTTTGGCAATGATCACTTCCCGCAGATCCATCGAGGCGTTCAAGACATTGCCGCTCGCCGCGTCGCGCGTGATGCTCAAAGAAGTCAGGGCCATATTTTCATAAGTGCGCAGAGAAGTCACCACCTCGACCGTTTCACCCTGACTCATGATTCGCTGCAGTTCAACATACGCCAATTCTGCCCGATCACTGACCGGAGTGAGATCATTCACCAAAGGTGAAGGCGCTTGTATATTGGCTAAATAGACGAGAGGTGTGTTGGAGACAACTCCGGTTATTTGTATCGAGTCAGGTTGTTTTCGTATGTGATCGCTGATCTCGCTGCCCTCTTCCAGCGGGTGGTTGGTCACCTCCGCGCTCATTGAATGCGTTTCTGACAACGAAGCATCCAGCTCAACGACGCCAATTCGAGCTTTGGTCTTTTCACCAAATATGAGAGACAAGAGTGCCATCGGATTTATCCGGTTGCCATGCCTGGCATGAGAGCTTCGAAAGCATTTCTGTTCTGCCGTTGCAGCGCTTCTTCAACCTTGCGCGCGACCTCCACGGCTAACTGCTGCTCGTTCATGCCGGGACCTGCCTGCACCGCTACTGTGACGTCATTCTTGGGCGCATTGACGATACCAGGTAGTGCCGTTGCGGTAGCTATTCCGGAGCCTGGGGCTAGTACGCCTGTCTGTCCTATTGATGTTAACGCCCTTGCGGTTGCGGCAACTTGCGGTTTTTCGTCTCCGCCAAGCAGTCCAGCAAATTGGCTTTTAATTGCATCTCCAATATTCGTAGCCTTTGCGATCAGGTTGTCGAAAAAAGCAAAAAGATCAACAGTCCAAAATCCGATTATGATATCAAATAAGTCTTGGAACAGGCCCACCCAAAAATCTTTAGCAGTGACCAGAATTTCTCCTATCCAAATGAAGAAGTCGTTAAAGACTTGCGCCCAGTAATCTTTCGCGGTGACCAAAATTTCCCCGATCCAAATGAAAAAGTCGTTAAAGACTTGCGCCCAGTAATCTTTCGCAGTGACTAGAATTTCCCCGATCCAGATAAAGAAGTCATTAAAAACTTGCGCCCAGAAATCTTTCGCGGTAACTAGAACTTCCCCGATCCAATTAAAGAAGTCGTCAAACACTTGCACCCAGAGATCTTTCGCAGTAACAATGACTTGCCCAAGATCTGTGATATTCTGCCCGATTGCCGTCTTCAGACGATCAAAAACGCTCTCCCTACCTTCAAGTTTTGAGACCAGAACGTCTATTAGCACCCACGGATTTGACATTGTATATAGAGCAGCAGTGATTGCCTGGATGGGGCGCAAGACCGGGGCAAAAACATCCCATAAAATTCCAACAACTTCCGCGACGGATTTAAACGCCTTAAACGCGGAACTTGCAAGCTGCCCAAGATTCGATATGAAGACTTTAATATCATCCTTGTTCTCTTTGAAGAAATCTGTGAGCCATTTCCCAAAATCTGAAAAAAACGTTTTAATATCATCCTTATTCTCTTTAAGAAAATCGGCAAGTATTTTTCCTAACTCGATTAGACTGGGAAGAAGCGCGCCCGCTATGCTATCGCGTACATCTTTAATTTCGGCTAGCAAGGTTGTTTGCACTTTGCCGAACTCTTTGCTCAAGGGGATCAAGTCTTTGTCAAACACATCCAGTTGGCGCGCCTCCTGGAGGTAGGCTTTGAACCCGGCTCCCCCAGCTTCCATAATGCTGGATACCAGACGCCCCTCATTGCCAAAGAGTTTCAAAAGGAGTCTATTACGCTGGGCTTCGTTCCCAGCTCGACCCAATCCTTCTGCCACGTCGTCAAATAAGGCAACAACCGATTTATCCTTGAGTGCCTTAACTCGGATCCCAAGATCGGCGAAGGCCGTGCGTGCAGCTCAACTGCTACTGGCTGCCTTGGTAATATTTTCAACGAAGGTCTTGAGAGCCGTATCCAGTGAATCTTGCTCTACGCCCGCAAGCGCTGCGGCCAAGCGAAGCTCTTCGAGAGCTTTCGCACTAACGCCGATAAGTTTCGCAGCCTTTCCGAGGTTCGCGACACCCTCAACCACCTTATTCAAGCCGGATGCCAAGCTATCAATTACCTTTACGGCTGTTCCTCCAGTCTTAACTAACTCCCCTAACAGCCCACTAATAGTTAGTGTTTTCGGGGCCTCAGCCATATATTAAAACCTCACTTTTCGTTGGGCAGTCTCATATACGCGTTGTTCAGCTTCTTCTTTGAGATCCAACGCCTCATTGGCGTCCCAAACATCAACGATATCGTAATAGGTTTCAATCTCTTTTAGCGTTGCTACATTGGCCAGAACCAGCCGCCAGATCATCCAGTTGAGGTGATCGGGGACTGGGACGCCACCTTCATTTCTCTCGCGCCTTGGGCGGTGGCGTCGCCCAAAGCGCTGAAAAAATTTTCGAACTGTACCTTCAGGGCGAATCCCAGCCATTTCACCATCGATCCGAGCTTCCCACGGAAGTGGATGTCAAAGGTGTCTTCCAACTTGACGCCGTCAGCCATACTGACCTGGGCAAGCTGGCCAATCACTGATCGCAATACGGCCTTATCCATCCGTTGAAAGAGCTCACCTGTGGCTTTGGAAAAAAACTCGCTGGTCACGCTCATGCCGAGCAGCTCTGAAACGCCACCATTTCGTGAGGCAGCGTCCATAATCGTGCCTAACGAAGGCCCGACAACCTTGCCGATATCGACCAGCATATCCATGGCAGTTTTGGGTGGCAGCATGTAGATGGTATAGGTGACACCATCTATTTCTTTTTTATGGCCTTCCATCTGGCTCATCAGTTACCTCCGTGTTGTAGAATGAGATGATCCGTCTCGACAATCCACTCCCGTGAAGCTGCTTCACGACCGTATTCACCAGTGGGAGGTTTGACGATCCACGCTTTCTCGGCAGAGAAAAGAGATCGACCGGAATTGTCCTTGATGAGTAGCGGGCCGATGCCATCACCATTAGGCGACCTGATATCGAGATTGTGTAGCGCTGAAAGCAGATCGTTCGCCTGACTTGACTGCATAAGCGTGAATGTTACCCGGCCACTGCGATTATTCGTTTTGCTCCGCGTGCCCTCACCATCGGTACCGATTTGCAGCGTGAACGAATCCTCGTTCTGCTCCACTGAAAGAAATGTCCCATCGGCAAATCCGCTGAGGGGGATGCCGGCAAATACGATAATAACTTGTGAAGGATCATAAGTTCTTAAAGGCATGACTTTTCTCCTTAGACTGATACAACGCCCTCTATTTCGAGTGAATGTATGGCGCCTGCAAGCGTTGCTTTGAACGTCACATCAGGCAGTAATCTATTTGCCCTGTCATTGAAAGGAACATCCGCCGCTCTCGGCACGTTAACAACGGGCGCTGGCTCAGCAGCCAGACCACCGACATTGATACCGAGCTGCAATACACCGCGAATTTCGTTTTCTACGATGCCAATCCCTTGATCCGTAAAGGGAATCTTGTCCAGATTGGCCAGTCGAGAAAAAATATTCTCCTGTAGGCGCGCCCTAAGAAAATCTACAAATTGAGTAATGTCTATAAACTCACCACTGGAAGTTTTCCCCTGCTGGGTGATCTTAACACCAGCAACAATGGTTTGGTGATTGACGTTTTTGTTATCCAGTGTGCTTTCTTCCTGGCCGGTGAGCTTGACAGAAGCAACTCCCGCAAGTGTTTTGAATTTCCATGTTGCAGAGCCGGGATCTTTTGGCAACATGACGCCGGCCCACGCAGCATCCGGATAGGTATGCGGCTCCGGGTGGTATATTAGGGCAGTGCGAGCGTAACCTAAAGAATTCAATAGGCTACCAATATCAGTTGTCACTGTGCTATCCAATATATCGTCGTCTGCTGAGCACGTTATCAAGAGCTTCTTTTGAGATTCGATATAAGCAGCGGCTGCCTCAATTTCCTCTCCGCCGGTTGAGGTGAGATGAACTGCATACCAATCATCGTTTTGCTGCTGAATTTCACTAATATCTGTTGCGATTCCTGGATCTGGTGTTTCATTAAATTGTTTGAGTCGGCTTCGGTCGACTTCAAGTGTGTAAAGTATGCCATCGGTCGGGGCAGCAATAATAAGATTACCACCAGCAATGCTCGCATTTACTAACTTTGGATTTGCTGCATTGATCACACTCTCAAGGCCAGCAGTAATTTCTGCCGCTGTTGCGCTAGCGCTTGAGGTATAATCAAAATCTTTTCCATTAATTCTGACGCGATAGAGTGTGCTGTTCTTTACTACGGGAGTAATCTTGTGCTTCATTTTTGGAGGTCTCGTCGCACGACCAACCACAACTTGTCCCACACTCGGGTCTTGGGAGAATATGGCCCGAACTGCTCTGTATGCTGGATCATCGGGTGTGAACTTATCGTCGTCAACCATCGCCTGTAATGATTTATAGACACGGGCGCGCTCTGTAAATTGGTTGTGGAAAGCCACAACCAGAGGTGTGCCAAACCCAACCCTACTTACAGCAGTCGTCTGTTTGGTAATCGAAACCCTCACAATATCGGTTAAACTCAT